TAGAGTCTGATAACTATGGTTACATGAAGATTACAGACTCTGGTAGCACTGTCCTTGTAGACAGGGAGATTAATTACTCTAATGGTGTGGGTAATGAGACTTTCCCTATGACACTTGGGGCAGGTACTTACACTCTAGAGACTAGAGTTAAGAATATTAATAGAGGTTCTAATCCTACTCCGTTTACATACGAGCAAGAATTCACATCTGCCAACACTGCTGAAGCAAAAGTATTAGCAGGATACGGTATACCTAATAAGTCTGCATTCTGTGGTACCTATGAATTCCCTAAGAAGGTATCATATTGGAAAGTAGAGATAGATCCTAAAGCACTTATACCTCATCGTAATATGGATGAGGCAAAGTTAGAGGCAGTAGTAGGGGATGACGGTACTATAATTGCAGTAATAGTCATCAATGGTGGTAGAGGATACGTTAGTCCTATAATAAAAGTAATGGATCCGCAGGGTCTTGATGAATTCTCCCCTAATGATAGTGCAGAGTTTATGCATGATAAACTGGGGATGGATCCTGATTTTGATAAAGCATTTGTACCTGAGTCTCAGGAGGATAGATCATACACTACAAGGGATATGAAAGCCCATGCACGGAAATGGAAATCTTCAACTGAGAATTTAGTAATGGAAGATAAGAATAATGAGATATACACTCTTAAGACAGCAGAGGTAGAGATAACTGAAATAGATGCGTTGGGTACTATAAAGTCAGTGCGTATTATTGATGGTGGATCTGGATATAGTCAAGCAAACAATCCTATAGTGCACGTAGTAGATCCTGATAAGATTAAGTTTGAGGGTGTTGAGGATAGTGAGGGTAACTTCCAAGCGGGTGGTAAGCAATTAAAAGCAGCTAACGCAAAGATGGAAGATGCGTGGGATCACAGTTTCTCTAGTGATGAGGTTGGTACTAATTCCTCACGTGTAGATCATATACCGTGGACTGTAGAGCCTTTGTCTGCCACTATAGATCAGGGTGGATCTGAGGTTAGGAAATATGTTACGGAGTCGATGGACTATAATAAGAATATGCCAGCTAACAATGCTACTCAGGTATATGTTGAGGTACCAGATAGTTACATCCGTGCAGCAGGAGACGGTATAGATGATGATGTAACATTATTGTGTTTTAATTTACCACCTGAATGTATTGAGATTAATGCTAGGGCAAATCTGAAAGCAACTATGCCAGATAACCAGAACTTCCAGTATGTCTCCGCAATGGATGATGGTGTTAAGTCATTCCAAGACGGTAACTTCGCTAAAGCACAAGCTGCAATTGCACAGGCAGATGCATATAGTGAGCAGATGTCTCATCTCTATGGTCCTTTTGGTAAGAAGGAATGTATTGAGGTAGCACAACCTAGATTGTATAATATTACTAGATGGTTTGATATGCCTTGTGCTTACTTGGATGCTAATGAGAAGGGTGAGAGAAAAGCATTTGGTTGGTTACCGTATAAGTATTGTGCTTCACAGCAGAAAGAAGCAACCTTCAGAGTATCAATGGAAATAGAAGGATATGTAGGAGGTAGTCAGGGACCAGCATTTATGGATTTCCTACATGAGATGCCCCCTCCTTTCCTACAAGAAAAGAGAGATATATCAACCAATGCTGGTGAGAAGACTTGGAAATGTAAGAGGAGTAGTATAGATGGTAGATGTTACAGAGATCCTCAAGATCCTGGTAACCAGGTCTTTGTTCCCGTCGGGTTAGATGAAAATACCTATGACTACAATAGATCCAACTATACAGAGTTGGAACAGTTGCAGATGTGGGCAGGAGATAATATCACTAGTAGTGCAGCAGTGCAAACATGGTTGGGTCACCCTACGGCAAATGATCCAGCAGGTACACCTCACTCTGTAGATTATACTGCATTGACTGTAGCAGCATGCACTAACGGTGTGCCACCTAATGAGTGTTGGGATACATACGTCAGAGGAGTTAACGCATCAGATGGACCTCTTACTGTATACTGTGGTTATGATGCAAATGGTAATGGTCTAGCAGGTCAGACTTATTGTAATACTCCTGAGTTGCACAACAACCCTTGTCTAGCATTAGATAAATGTATGGATGCTTCTATTGCTATTAGTCCCAAACGTATGACAGGATCTGGTGCAAATGCTAGATTACAACTAGGTGCTTATAATGGTAGAATGACTGTTAGAAACTGGTTGACTGGTGGTGTCATAGCATTGAGTAGGTCACTTAGAAACTATGGTAATCCATTCTTTGATGAATGTAATGAGAGTGAAAACTGGACTGATGGAACTATGCTAAACGACACTGTATTCCCTAAGAGGTTATAATATGGCATTTGGATATCTCTTACCAGTATCATCTCTAAACGGACTACCTTGTAGTGGTCATGGATTGTGTCTACCGTCCACTATTCACTCTGTACAGTCTTGTGGTAGTACACCAATACCATATTCTATTACAATTAAAGAGTATACTTGCTGGTGGCCTCCACAACCATTAACTCCTTTATTCCCAGTAACCCCTTATAGGGCAACTGTGCAAGTAAATCGTATTCCCATCATGTTACATGGTGATACATTTACACCGCATATAGCGGTATGTACTAATATTATTGTGTACATGTGTCCTTGTGGTAAATCAACCTGTCCAACGCCCACTCCAATCCCTTGTAGCACCCTTACAATCGAAGATGGGGGTGGTGTAGGACATACTAGGATCCTTATGGCAACGACTGTTACAGTTTTTGCTTTGAAATTACCTATTGCAAGGATACTAGACCCCTTAGGAGTTGGATTTTCAGGATTTAGTTACCCTTGTTCATCTGTTATTGACTGGGGGCACCCATCTGTGCTATCATCATAGTAGTTTAACGACCAAAAATGGCATTATACACCCAAAACGGTGACTATCAAGCTCCTCCAGCAAAGAAAACAAGGCAAGGTACCTCTAAAAATACCAAAATAAGTGCTACTTCTAGGAATGGAGCAAAGAAAAGATATAGAGGTCAAGGAAAGTAGTCGGGAAACCCTATAAATAAAACATAATAGGGTCAAAAACATGGGAAATCCCAACAGACCTGTCGATATGTCCGATTCCTTTAAGGAAAACGGTTGGGAATATTGTAAGTACTTAATTACTGACCCAAGATGTGATAAATATCTTAGTAAAAGTGCACAAGAATGCCCTCCTACAGGTTCAGATCTGAAAAATACGTCAGTAGAGGATTCAAAGACTTAGCAGTTTCATTCAACGCTAATCCCTCTACTGGCGATTTTGGTGTGGTTAAAAATGAAAACGCTATAAAGCAGTCAGTTAGGAATCTTCTTCTGACTCAATTTGGTGAACGTCCTTTTCAAGAGAAGATTGGTTCTCAAGTAAGGATGCTTTTGTTTGAACCATGGGATCCATTCTCAGTAGATTCTATGAAAGGTGAGATATATAACTGCCTAGCAAGACTAGAACCAAGAATTCAAGTCACTGGGGTGAACGTTCGTGATGATTCCGATATTAATTCTGTCCAGATATCGATAGATTATACTATTGTTGGAGAGCAGCAAGTACAAAACGTCGATTTTCTCCTAGAGAAAGCATAAAATGTCAGCAATTCCGTCACAATTAACGTCTTTAGACTTCTTTGAGATCAAAGAATCCATTAGGTCGTACCTAAGGACAAGAAAAGAATTCTCAGATTACGATTTTGAGGGTAGTTCTGCATCATATCTGATTGATATACTAGCATATAACACATATTATACTGCTTTCAACGCTAACATGGCGTTAAACGAAGCATTTTTGGAGACTGCAACGGTTAGAGATAACATTGTAAGGATCGCAAAGCAGTTAAATTATACTCCTAGGTCAGTTAAGTCACCTAGAGCATGTGTAAAGTTGGTCGCACAGACTGTAACATCATTAAATGGTACTACTTTTCCAGAATTTGCCACCCTAAAGAAGGGTGATGTCTTTGTTGCAGACAATGAAACCGATTCTTATACCTTTGCATTGACTCAGGACATTAAAGTTCCTGTTGATAGTGCTACTGGATTGGCAACTTTTGATAATGTGCTTGTATATCAAGGAAATTTACTAACTTACAACTATACAGTTGACTATACTAAGAAGCAAGACTATGTTATTCCTGATGAAAACGTAGATACAGGTCTTTTAACAGTAGATATCTCTCCAACTGCACAGTCTTCAGAGACTGATACCTATAGTCCTGCTGCAAACGTCACAAATTCCGATGGTACTACCAGAATTTACTATCTGGAAGAGACAGATGACATGAGATACCGTCTTGTTTTCGGAGATGGATCAATTGGACGTAAATTAATTGATGGAGAATACATTACTATCACATATGTGTCAACAGATGGGGTAGAAGCCAACGGTGCAAAGGGTTTTGACTTCGTTGGTAACGTAATAGACAGTGATTTACGTGTTATTAATCCAAATTCCATTACATTAACCACTAAAGACGCTGCTCAAGACGGTGAAGATCGTGAAACACCCCTTTCAGTCAAGTTTAGAGCACCTAGAGCGTATGCAACACAGAATAGAGCAGTAACTGAGAATGATTATGAGCATATAGTCTCTGAAATCTACCCTCAAGCAGCATCTGTGACTGCTTTTGGCGGTGAGAAGCTATCTCCACCAATTTACGGTAAAGTTTACGTTGCAATTCGACCAAAAACAGGAAATAAACTCAATGAGACTACAAAACAGAAGATAAAAAACGATTTGAAGAAATATTCAGTCGCTTCTATTGAGCCAGTCATCATTGACCCAACATCTTACTACATTATTCCTAAATCTTACGTTTATTACAACGGAAATGACACTGCTTTGACTGGATCACAACTTGGCACTAAGGTTTTACAAGGAATTGATCAATATAACAAGAATGGTCAGACAAATAGGTTTGGTGGACGTATAGATGGATCTAAATTTGGATCTATGATTGATAATGCTGATACTAGCATTGCTGGTAACGTTACCCAAATGACTTTAGGTCAGAATTTAGATAAATTCACTTTTGGTAGTGTATTTACTCAATGTTTGGATTTTGGTAATCCACTTTATGACCCATCTAACTATTCTGGCACTCCAGATGACGGTGGTGGTGATGGAGATGATGGATCAGGTGATGGTACTGGAAATAAGTGTAAACCAACCTTCTCTGTAGTAAAATCAGGCACATTCTATGCTACTGGTTATACAGAAGACTTGGTTAACCTAACTTTGACCGATGGAGCAACCTCTGCTGCTATAACATCTCCTGGTTTGTCCACAAATCTCACTAATCAGGTATTGGTACCTGTAAATATAAGAGATGATGGTCAGGGTAACCTAATTATGGTTACAACAAGAGATGAGACTGAATTGACTCTCAATCCTTCTGTAGGAAGTGTAGATTATGGCACTGGTCAGGTTTGTGTTGGTCCTATAGCGATTCAAGGCACTCCAGATGACACTACAAGACTACCAATACAAGTATTACCTGCTGGAGGATCTATAACGATTCCACCAGGAGTTGATCCAACAATATTCAACCCCGCAGTCAATCCAATTGACTACACAATCAACGATATCGCTATTCCAACCTTCGATCCGAATAACTTTAATGGTTATAATTTCGGTGACGTAACTGGCATAAATATCATTGACTATCCAACGGATACCTTCACATATCCAGTTAGCGAATCCTGTTTCTAAGATAGATGCCGATTACTAAGAATATCAACGTCTCTGATAGAGTCGAGAATCAGTTACCTGAGTTCATTCGACAAGAAGATAGACAATTAGTCAACTTCCTGTTTGAATATTATAAATCTCAGGAAAAAACAGGTAGACCTTACGATATACTCAATAATTTACTGAGATATCTCGATCTTGATAGTTATACCTCTGAGCAACTTGACAGTGCAACTGCATTGCTCAAGGATATCGGTGTGTACGATAATAAGATTGAAATTGAGGGTATAGATGGATTCCAGGAGCAAAATGGCTCCATAATGATTGATAA